GCAAGTGGAGTTCCGATAAAATATGTTAGATTAAGTCGTATCATTACGAGTTCCCATTCTTTTGAATATATCGGTGCTGGTACTGACATAAATACATCGAACCCATTCCAAGGTGGAAAACCTGTTCCAGAGAATGAGGTGATTGCCATCAATGGAGGTCAAGTTCCATTCACAAGTACAGACCAAAAGGGTAATTTTAGAATCGGTGATGGTCTGACAATCGACCAAACTACATCAACAATTCGAGGAAGAGATTTCAATAGAGCAATCCAAGCACAACTTACACCACTTATATTAGCATTGAGATAGTATGGCAATAGCACCAGTCAATAAGTTTGTATCAATCGCAGTTCCCGTTTCACCAGGTGGACTGCAGAAGTTGTATGAGGTTCCTACAGGCACATCTGCACTCTTACTTTATACACAAGTATCAAACGTAGGTATTGGTGTCACATATCCAAAAGTAACTTTCGTTCAGAGAAGAGAATCAAGAGGAACAGGAAATACAAGAGATATTCGTGTAATTAAAGACGTAGAGATACCACCAAATGATGCAGTCATATTAATTGATGGTAGATTAGTATTGGAAAAAACTCCAAAAGTTATTGACCGAATTTATGTCACAGGTTCTCAACAGAACGTAGGAATAATTACAAACGTCACATATGATGAACCAAGTGGTATCGCAACAATATTTACAAAAGAAAATCATAATCTTAGTGCAAACGATCCAATCACTTTAGCTGGTATTGCCTTTACTTGTTCTGGAAGCACAGGTATTACGACTACTATATTCCCAGACCCACAACAATCATATACAGTCGATTTGGTTAATGGTGTAAAAGAATTATCTACAGTTGTTGGTGGATCTAAAGGTTATCCGCATTTTTATAATCCAGCAATACATTATTTTGAGAGAGCAAGAGATGGTGCAGTTGAAGTTGCTGTTGGTACAGGTGGATATACAAACTTTACTGCTGCAACTTCAACTCTGGATTCTGCTAGAGCAAAAAGCATATCTGGTACGTCACTTAATTATACAACCGCACACCTAGCAAACATCTCAAGTGATTCTGCTAAAGTCGGTAACATGACGATCACCGGCGATCTTACGGTTTCTGGTACTCAAACGACTATCAATACTCAAACTGTTAAAGTTCACGATCCAATTATTCATCTTGCCGATAGCAATGAGACTTCAGATATTGTTGATCTTGGTTTCATAGGTAAGTACTATCGTGATGGACAGCAGAGACATACAGGACTCGTAAGAGACGCGTCCAACGAACAGTACTACTTATTTAGAGATGTAGTTGATTCTTCACTTGACTCATCACTAACGATTAATAGATCAGCAACTGGGTTTGCTAAGGCCGATCTTAACGTAGCTAACTTATTAGCTGACTCGGCCACAATGACTAACTTAACGGTCACTGGGTTATCAACAACTACGATGGCACGTGCGGCAACTGTTGATTCAGGCACGTATGGTTCATCAACTAGGATTCCACGAATCACGGTAAATACTTCAGGATTCATTGACAGTATTGGAGAAGTATTAGTTGCCGGTGTAACTGCGTTTGCGCTTGACTCGGCTTCTGGTGTTCTAACAATCAGTACTGCCGACGGTGGATCATTCTCTGCGCCGATTCATAGTAGAGACTCAGCTGAACTATTTGAAATATCAGGCAGTAGCATAAATTATGACTCTGGTAGCATTAACGTATTTACTGCTACAACTATTGCTGGTGACTCGGCTTCTATATTTGATCTATCAGGAAGCAGTCTCAACTATGATTCTGGTAGCGTAAACCAATTCACAGCTACTAACATTACCGCAGATTCGGCGGTGATTACTGATATATCAGGAACGTCAGTTAACTATACTACAGGTTTAATTAGTCAGCTATCTGCAGACTCCGCGTCGCTTACCACGATCGACAACAACGTCTTAAGAACCAACGATCTAAACGCTGACTCGGCCGTCATTACAGATATATCTGGTACATCAGTAAATTACACCTCTGGTTTAATAAGTCAGCTATCAGTAGACTCTGGTTATATAACAAACCTCGGTGGAAAAATTGCTCACATAAATGGTGTAAGCGGTGACTCTGCGTCATTCACTAACTTAATAGCTAGTGATACTTTAACGGTTGGTGGTAAGCTTATACCAATTTATATAGACTCAGCTTACATCGAACAAAACTCGTTGGATTCAGAAAGAACTATAGCGCTGATTGATTCATCTTATGTCGGTGAGAGAGCTCGAACAATCACAGCACCAGAAATTAAGTACATCAACACTGATGCTGGAGCTGGCTTAGGTCCTAGGATAATTCTTGATCGCAATAGTTCTTCACCTGCTGATTCAGATGCACTTGGTTACTTAGAGTTTCGTGGTAGAAACAGTTCTGACTCTGACATGGAATATGCTTCCATTAGAGCATTCACTCAGGATGTAACTAAAGATACTGAAGATGGTGAACTGCAGTTCCACTTAAAACAAGCTGGATTCGATAGAGAAAAGTTTGCGTTGACTCCACGTGGTTTTGAGTTAGGAACGAACGAACGGTTATACTTCCAAGGTGATTCTGGAGATCTTTATCTTCATTCTGATCCGACGTCCAGTCATAACCTATTACTACCTGATTCATCGGGTACACTTCTAACTCGTGACTTCGTCACGACGCTGATTGACTCAGCCTATATCGGAGCTCGACAATCAGCAACCGGTCTTACGATTCCAATTAACGATAGTGCTGGAGTTCAGTTGATCGCACTAACAATTACTCAAGCTGCAACTATTGCAACTGGATCACCTATTGGATTTGGTAACACAGTAACGGTGCTAGACACAGATAGCGCTGAAGTAACTATCAGTCTTTAATGTATAAATAGACAAAGGAAACTAAAGGAATAAAAAAATGGCAGATCGTATTCCACTCGTTATATCGGGGACTGATATTAGAGAGATCCCCTCAAGTGACAGACTCGATGTCAAAGGCGCAATGGAGGTTAATGGTCATATCACACCAGGAGCCGACTCAGCGTATGACATTGGTTCGTCATCGTTAAAATTTAGAGATATATTCTTATCAGCTGGTACAATCCATCTTGGTGGTGTTAAGTTACGAGCAGATGGCAATAAGTTATCCATTCAGGACAGTACAGGAGCAACCTCGAGTCTTGCAGCGGCTTCACAGTTCGTAAGCGGTGACTCTGGCTCAAGTGAGTTCTTGTTAAGAGTATCTGATGCCATATCACTAGTAGATGCTGGTGGTCTTGGCTCGATGGCTTACGACTCGTCCCTCGGTAAGTTTACATATACCGGTCCATCACAAGCTAACATTATGTCGGTTATGCAAGCCGGAAATGGTATCGCAATAGATTCTGCCAGCGGTACTCTTTCGATTGAGACAACTGACTCAGTTACGTTTGGTGGCTTGTATGCTTCTGGTAACGTTATAGTTGGTGGTAACCTGACTGTCACAGGTACTACAACAACGGTTTCGTCAACAAACACCACAATTGCAGACCATTTAATTGAATTGAGTAGCGGCTTAACTGGTACAAACTCCAATGACCTTGGTATCTTGATGGAACGTGGATCCACGGGTAACAACGCCTTTATGGGATTTGATGAGTCAGAAGATAAGTTTCACGTTGGTCTTACTGCTGCCACAGCAGATGCAACCGGTAACCTTTCAATCTCAACTGGAACATTATTAGCTAATGTTGAAGGTTCACTTACTGGCACCGCATCTCTTGCAAGACGAATGGATTCTGCGGGTAGAACCTTTGCTCTTACTGGCGATGTTACTGGTAGTGTTACGTCAGACTTGGCTCAAGGATTCAGCATCGCGGCAACTATCGCTGCAAACGCAGTTTCATCTGATGAACTTAACTCTGCTTCTACGCTGACGATTAAGAACACTGCTGGTACAACTCTTAAAACAGTTATCGGAGCTGGAGCATAGTAGATGGCTAATCCTGCAACCAGGAATCAACTGATTGATTATTGTAAAAGACGTCTTGGTGATCCAGTCATCGAGATTAACATTGATGAGGATCAACAAGAAGATCGAGTTGATGAGGCTATTCAATACTACCAAGAGTTTCATTCTGACGCTACGCACAGAGCTTATGTTTCTCATCAGCTAACAAGCACTGATATTACAAATAAGTATATTGAGACAAACTCTAACGTGCACTTTGTATCGAGAGTGTTTCCTTTAATATCGAGTCAAACTGCCTCGAAGAATTTATTCAACTTAAGATACCAAATGCACTTGTCAGAACTCACTGACATGTCGCAGTTTGCTGGCGATATCGCTTACTATGAACAAATACAACAGTATCTTTCATTGTTGGATATGACTTTGAATGGCCACACGATGGTAGACTTTGCTCGTAGGCAAAATAGGATTTATCTACACGGCCATTTTGAAGATTTAGATGTAGAGGCGGGCGATTTTATAGTTTATGAATTCTACAGCACTATCGATCCAGATACACACACGTCAATATATAATGACATGTGGCTGAAAGAATACACTACCGCTTTATTTAAGTTACAGTGGGGCACAAATTTGATAAAATTTGAAGGTATGCAGCTTCCAGGTGGTGTTATATTGAATGGTAGACAACTTTTTGACGATGCAACCGGTGAGCTTCAAGACCTTAGAGAAAGGATTAGACTCGAACACGAAATGCCAGCAGATTTCTTCCTAGGGTGATGACATGCGAAATATTTACATACGAGATAATGTAAAGTCGGAGCAGAACCTCTACGAAGACATTGTTATCGAGTCACTTAAAATTTACGGACAAGATGTTTTTTATCTTCCTCGAGACACAGTACACGAGGATAGGATTTTTGGTGATGAGATTCCAGCGAGATATAATTCAAGTTACAAGATAGAAATGTATATCGACAACATCGAAGGATTCGATGGAGAGGGAGACCTTTTCACGCGCTTTGGTGTTGAGATTCGTGATGAAGCTACTTTTGTTGTGGCACGTAAAAGATGGAACTCAACGATCGGCCGGGTTGATAATGACATCAATAGTGAAAGACCCAGAGAAGGCGACCTAATTTATCTTCCGTTGTCTAACTCTATGTTTCAGATAACTCATGTAGAACATGAGATGCCTTTCTATCAATTATCTAATCTACCCGTATTTAAGTGCAGGGCGCATCTATTTGA